ATGGCTAATAACACCTATTCAACACCTGTAATTAATAACTTCGATGCTATCAAAGGTGATACTAATTCACCCGATACGTTAAGCACCGAAATTAAGCACGGAATCCAATCACCACTTTTAAGCACGGCACAACACTTTTACAAAGAGGTGAAGCCCCATTACAATTTAAGAGAGCCTAAAGGAGATAAGCCTACTATGGTTTACTTTGTATGCTTCATTAATAAGAAGCAGGTAAGAATATCTACAGGTTACAAAGTATATCCTAAGCAGTGGAACAAGATACAGGCTATTACTAGTAGTTTGTTATCGGGGCTTGATAATGCCAATAATACTATACTTAATAATAAGATAGATGAAATGAATGTTCGTTTCACTGAATATATTAATTACATTTGCAATAATAACACCGAACTTAATTCCAATACACTTAAACAATATATAATGAATAGAAAGATAGATGAACCTAAAGAAGCTAGAATAGATATAGCTAAGGTATTAAGAACCTACCTATCTAAAGATACTAGTATTAAAGACGGAACTAAGGATAACAACTTACGTTTCATTACCAAGTTTGAAAGCTATCTATCTACTTTAGATATTAAAGGCTATGAGGATATTACTTTAGAAGTAATGAAAGGTTTCCAACAATGGTGTATTGACAATGTAAAGGGCAAAGCAGGTGAAAGGGCTAGCAGTGCTTCTATTAATAAGATAGTTGAATGTACCTATAAGTTAATGAAGAAGTACCTAGTTAATAATGGACTTATGAAAGGTAGCCAATATGCGGATATTGAAATAGAACCTTTAAAGGAAAAGGCTATAGATGATGAGATAGCCCTTAGAGATGATGAACTGACTATGCTTTACAACTACCAATGTACTACTAAAGAGGATGAGGATATTAAGAACCTATTCTTAATGGAATGTACAACAGGGCAAAGGTTTAGCGATATTGAAAAGGTTGATAAGTTGATAGAACGTAAAGACGGAAGAACTTATATTAACTTGGTACAAGATAAGGCAGGTACAAAGGTACAAGTGGATATTATCTTTCAAATGGCTTTAGATATACTAGCTAAGTATAACTACCAACTACCTACTATCAATAAGAAGAAGTTTAATACCCGAATTAAGGAGATAGCTAAACAGGCAGGTGTTAAAGGTGTAGAGGAACAAAGATACGAACAAGCAGGTATAGCAGGTGTACAAGTAACCAAGAAAGAAAGATATAATTGCGTATCTAGCCATACAGGTAGAAGAACCTTTATAACTTTACTATCTTTAAGAGGTATGCCCGATAGTGAAATAGCTAGGTATTCGGGGCATAATACCTTATCTATGGTACGTTTATACGATAAGTCTAAAACAGGAACTAAGGAGAAAGTAATGTATGATAGACTAGTTAAAGAAAGACCTGACTTAATTCTAAAGATGGTAGGCGAAGAACCTGTAAAGATAGATGATACTAATAATATAGCTTATCAATTTGGTAAGGCATTTAGTAAGCTAGAGGATGAACACAAGGAAGATATTAAAAAGGTTTCATTTAACAAGGAAGTAGATAAGACTTTTAGTATAATTAATAATGATATTGATACTACCGACTTCTTACTAACTAATGGGGTTAATGAAAAGGATATAATAGAACTTATGAAGCATAAAGGGATGATGCCCGAAGATATAGAAGTAACTTATGATAAGGATAGTAAAGCTATACTTAAATTGAAATAGTCTATTTAATGGTAGTAGTAAACTAGCTTATTAATAATTTGTATGTCCTGTTATTACTAACTATCTTTGCAGGGTCTAAAAGGACATAGCTAATATTATTGTTTAACCCATTTAAAATTGCTAGAATATGGCACAAGATGGTAAAAGCCAAATGAACATTTGGAATGAAGCCCTTACTACTAAAGAAAAGGTGGATAAGGCAGTAAAGAACCTGTTAAGAAGTGAAGCCGAATATGATGCTATCATACAGGCTTTAACTAGTAAAGGTGTGACTAAGGATAACTTAGAAGCATTAAAGGCAAAGCCCAAGTATGCAACTTTTAGAACTGAATGTTATAAAAGGGCTTTAGAAGGTTTTGGGGTTGAGGATGCAGAAGCCAAAGCCCTAGAACAAGATGAAGATTTGGACTTCATTAAGGAATAAGTTCTTTATTCTATAAGAACACTTACAGCAAGTTAAACAATAACCTATCCTTTTAGGTAGTGTTCTGTTAGGTAGTCTAGCAATAGGCTACCTATTTTTATATCCTATAAGACCGTTAAAGCCATTATTAACAAAGGAATGTATAAGAGGGTACACCCTATAATAATACCCCCTAGAACCGACTAAAATAAAGTCAATATTATAGTATATCCTATATGGTGAAATAATCTGCATTATAAATTTCTAGACAAAATACCTATCTGAACTTTCATTCTTAATACTTTGGAATACCTAGCAGGATAAAGAATCGAATTTATAATACCCTGTAGATGAATATTCCACTTTGTGAACCTATTATTTGGTACACCCCTAGAAGTTGACTAACTTTGTATATGCTTAATAAGAGGATATACAACTACGACCTATCTATAATAGTATCTACTTAATTAATTCCATCATTAAAATTACTATAACAAATAAGAGGAACTAAGTTAGTTTCACTACATAGGAGCAATTACTAATAAGCTATGAAATATTACACATTCAATGAAGTAAGAGAAATAGCCATTAAGAACCATTCCAAGGACAATAAAGTATCTGTAGGAATTTGGGCTAAGTTAAATGGCTATCTAAAGATAAAGAAGCAAATAGATAAGCACCGTATTACATTATACATTAAACCAAATGATAACTAGTTTCTTAATATGGATGATAGTATTCTTTCTATGTATAGAAGCTATAAGGAACAATGCTATACAGGCTACTAAAGATGAACTATACAGAAGCAAGATAGATAAGTTGGAGAATGAGATAACTAGACTAAGTAACATTATTAATACTAAACTATGAAGAAGCAAGTTATACACTTTGATAATACAGGATATACAGAAGCAACAAAGGCTTTAGATGAAGCAATTGAAACTATTAATAAGCATAGCCAAGAACTTACTACTAATGGCTATTTACTTACAATAGAAGATATTAAGTTGATAGCAGATAGAGATAATAAGTTTAATAAGAAAGTATATTCTAGCCAATTAAAGGATATATGTAATACATTTGGGGTTGACTATAATAAGGTGTGTACTTTTGAATATACCATTACTAATAGTATGTTTAGTGAAATGGCTAATGGTAAATGTAAGTATCTGTATAGTCTAAATGATGACTTGTATAAGTGCTTTACACTTCATACATACTTAGCAGATAGTAAGTATATTGACATTATTAATAATGTAGCTAGTAAGACAATACAGGCGAATGAACTTATTAAAGATGAATATACTAGCTATACTAATAACGATAAGCAAAATAAAGTATTAGACTTGACAAAGCAATTACAGGACTTATATAAGCAGTTTAATAAGTTAGGAATTAACAATTATAACGTTGACCATCTTATTAATAAGTCTAGTGGTGATATTGACCCGAATACATTCTACAGATATACTGAATAACTAGATACTTCTTTCATAGTTGACTAGGCTACCTATCTTAGTATATGGTGGTCTAGTTTTTATTTACATTACATTTGGCTATGATACATAACGGAATAGAATATCATACATACGATGAATTAAAGCCTATAGCTATACAGGTATTAAGGCAAAGAATATTAGATAAGCAAACTAAGTATAGTAGATACATTGGAGATATTAATAAGATGGACTTTAATAAGCAGGATATAGGAATAGAACTAAAGAACCTAGGATATAATAAGAAGCGTATAATGAAAGATGGAATCAGAAAGCTATACTACTATAAGTCTTAATAATATGCTATACAACAAATATACTAAACAACTATATGATAGTGTACAGGATGCAGCCTGCGGTATCCTGTGCTTTTTGAGCGTTTTCCAAAGCCTTGACAATATCCGTGTCGGTAATGGCATTCCAATACCATCCCTTTTCTTGTTCATATTGGAACCGGTATACTTTTCCCTCCTTGCTGTAATAGAGGTCTCCCAAATGATTGTTCTTCTTCTCATCTGTATCCCAATCGGATGCGGGAATATTTTCAAGGGTGGGCACCGGGTCGTAAAACCATGTTTCTGCCACACCGTCAACCTGATTCTGGATATTATCTATTTCCTGCTTGATGTACTCTTTCAGAGGGTCTAAATCCTCAATGTACTTTTCAGATGCTTTTTTGAGAGCATCTTCGATGGTGTCTCCATTGCCGATGGTAGTACCGACCGACAGCTTTCCTTTCAATTCCACGCCTTCACCTTGGGTGAACTTAACAAAGCTGTTACCATCACGGTCCCCAATATACGCATCACCGTATACATGGAAAAACGCCTTGTTGTTAGTTTTGTCTACACCATACTCAACATACTCCTTGTTCAAGTAGGAGTAGGAGTCTATACCGTGATACAGAGTGACACTCGGGCTGAACACATCGGTAGAAGAGAAAACAATGGCATTCTGTGCGTCAATATTGCTTTCATCCGTCACGTCCTTGTTGTCAATGCCTTTCCATTTGATTCGTGCACCAAGGTGGGCTACAGTATCACCCTTTGCCGGAATGTCACTTCCTGTGTCGCAATCCGCCATGCTGAGGTCAATATAGTGCAATTTGTATATGCCGACATTGATAGGCTCTTTGCTTGCCCCTACACATAAACGCCAATAATAATGGTTCGCTACCTGTTGGTATTCTCCCGGTTTTTGTATGTTGAAGTTTTTGCTCTGTATCTGGAAGCCTGCACGGAAGCGGTTCTCCACTTCCACACCGTCCTGCTCGGCAAGGAAGAAACATCTGTACACGCCTTCGGGGACGCCATTGTCTACCGTTTCTTTATCCATCAATTGGAGTTCACTGCCATCTGCAAGCAATATAGGATTCCCGTCTGCCATTGAAAGTATGGGCGTTTGTTCAATGGTGCCCTTGGTCCAAACATCAATAAGCGTAACAGCACCACCCGAAGTTAGAAGTATCTTTCCACCTACAGAATTTACATCTTGTATCTCCAATGATTCGAAATAGGCTTTCATGCGGACTTTCAGTTTATCAACCTCCGCATAGGTTTGACCTGTTTCCTTATCAACCATTATGATACCACCTGTACTACCACTGACAAATTTCCCTATTTCAAAAGCTTTGTCAGAGGATAACTTGTGCGGGGTACGGTCATCTTGTGTTTTACTGAGAAAATGTCGAGAGACTTTTGCTAAGATATCAGTAGTAGAAATACTATTCCCTCCCAATGTATTACCTATGATATCGCCTGCAATTTCTGTAATAGTACTTCGTAATGCAGAAACATTTGCAGATAATTTGTCTGTTAATTCAACAGATATGTCATATAAGCAATTTTTGTCCGCTTTACAAGTAAATGAATTTACATACATAAGATACTCATGTTCGTTGTATTTTATATACATGCGAACATTCTCATTTAGTAATTCTGCTAATTGAATATTGTCTGCAAGAAATACTCTGGAAAAATTGACAGAGAATGTGAATTTTTCGTCATTATTCTCTGACATATACTTTATCAATGCTTCATCCAATCTCTTCTCAGCAGCGAGTACAAGGGACTTGGGCATCTTAATGCCTGTAATCACAAATTTATCCCCGACAGAAGGCTTATAGTTATTGGTGGCATTAGGCATAACAATTCCGAAAGTGGTATTGTCCTTTTTTACTGCAATCCAAACTTCATTTGTAGAAGTGTTTTGTTGGCTTTCTACATATTGGGATGGTTGTGAAGTAACCTTCTGCTCAAAATCTCCTGCCGGTAAGTTCCCGGAAGAATCCACCAATACAGGGTTGAATGCCCTTCCCGGTTCATTGTCCTTATAGGTAACTCCTATTTCAAACTCGCAAGCAGCGCAATTACCCGTAGTCATATTGATTACAGCCGTACCACCCTCCAAACCCTGTTCGAACAGGTTAAAGCCGTAATCTCCATTATATATATGTAATTTTATGTAGAAATAAGAATGTACATACTCATCTGTATCATTGAATATATTATTCCCTTCTCCGGTTCCGAGTTCGTCACTATCATTAGCATCAAAAGCAATATCCGCAATCTCACCAAATAACTGTCCCGAAGCGTTTGTCACATTTTCTATGGTAGGCTTTATATCGCTGAAATCTACCTTTATCTCTTTTATCTTCTTAGAAGAAAATGTATTTTTGAAAGAGTAGTAATCATTTGTGCCAGGTATCTTATACGTGTCGTTAAGCGCATTGTAGAATCTTTCCGCTCCATTTGTTTGTCTGTAAATGGAAGGCATAAGGTTTTGTGTACGTTCTATAGTACCTTTTTCATCATCATTCGGATAGTAGAAAGGGATATTATCAGAGCTACCAACACCAGTAACGCGATTGACAATTTTATAATTGGCGTTTGTCTTTTTTATTGATACAAGCCCTTTCTTATACTCGAAGGGAGTAGAAATTACATTCTCTGTATATCCTATGTGACAAACCTTACCTACAAAGTAATAAGGAAGTTCGTATATGGTATATATGGATTGTAACGCTTCTGCAAGATACACATTGTCAAGTGAAACAAGTTTGGAATCGGAAGTAATATCATCATCTATGACTACCGAATATCCGATACCCGATTTTGCCATTGAAGCGTTAAGGCGACCTACAAACTCGTTTATGTCTCCCATGAACTTCACAGAAGTAGAGTTGGAATGATAAGTATCTGTTCCAGTTGTCACCACATCCATGAAATATACGTTCTCCAATACGATACGTTCTGAAACGAACTGGAGTTCATGCTTATACATAATGCTCTTGTTGTCCTTTGAAGATGTAGGGGTTTGGTCGACATAGTATCTCTCACCTCTGAACTCCACAAATTCCTCTCCAGTCCACTCTTCATCCAAGCAAGACGGATAGTTGAGCGTGGCGGTAAGCGTAGGAGTGCCGGCCATGCGCTGTGCCGTGTAAGTGTATTCACCCAGCTTTGCAGACATGGTTTCGTTGGGAAATTTGACTTTTTCCCCATGTGTATCCAGCTTGTATATGTATAGGCTCTGTTTCTCCATTACTTGTGTTGTTTGTTTTCTCTGAATTCTTCGTATATATTTGGAAACTTATGCAGGACATATTCGATGAACATATAAATGTGATGGTACAGATCTCTATTCTCACCATCATACATAATATCAAGTCGATTAACGTCTTGTATCTTCATGAATAGATTGAAAATTGCGTTATCTGTTTCATCAATTCGCTCTTGCATTTTGGCAATCTCTTTAATGAAGTTGGCATCTATGTTTATCACTTGTTTATTCATTATTACCTCCTTCCTGCTTGTTCGTTTTGTTGGCTTGCTGTTGGGCAATCACCTTTTCTTCTGCTTCCTTAACTTCCTTAGTCACTCGTTGCTCCTCATCGGGTGTGCTCTCCGTGTTCTTTTCAATAGCCGTTTTCGTGGAGAGAATACCAGCCTGTTTCATTGAGATAAGCATGTTGTTATACTCAGTTGCGCTGAACGGCTGCCATATCTTGAACTTACAGCTGACACGAAGTTTGTCAAATTCTGTAATGGCATTTACGTTCTCGCCTTTTTTTACCAATTCTTTGGCTAATCCCTCCTTGAACAGGCGCATCATCTTGTCTGCAAAATTCTGCCACTCGATAACCCCTTGCTGGGCATTCTTCAAATCTAAATCACGGGTCAGCGTAATAGCCAGTCCGCTTATGTCACCACTTGACTTGACATCTTTAGGCAAAAGAAATGTGCATGAGGTGTTTATCTGTATCTTCTCAAACAAATCTTGCAGACTGTCAAGCATACCTTGCGGGCTGGGCGGTGCTTTGAACTCTGCACTTCCATTACCGTCCATTGACTTGTCTTGCAAAATGATACTCCCTGCAAGTTTCTTTGTCGTTTCTGACAAATTGCCTTTGATATACAGAATGCCCCAGCCGTTCCGTTTCTGAATGACAAAGAAGATGTTGTAGATAATTTCGTAAATCTCGATAAGGCTCTGGCCGTTGTTCCACGCCACATTACCGCGTTTGGTACACAATGGTATCTCGCTGAAACCGTGCAATATAGGAAGTTCTCTTACAAAACCGTCCTCGCCTGCTTCTTCACCGTCTATCGGTGTGTGCATACGGTACATGTAGGTATCATCGTAACTGTCAATGTATTCCACACCGTCCGCATCGGCATAGTAGACACTTTCAAGAAGCCTGTCACCGTTGTTGTCATTGTGTGATATGATTACGTAACCATCTTCATAACTTATCAGGCGGCACTTGATACGTCCTTTATAGTCATAATAAAACAGAAGTCCTGCATCGCCTGTTGCAAGTTGCGAACGGACTGCCTTTGTACGCCATCCATCCATATTCCTGTCTACCCAATACTCCTTGATTGTGGAATAGTTGGCTTTATCTTTCTCGGAAGGAGTGCCACCTCTTAAAGACAATGTACATGGATTCCCGCAAAGGTAGATTACGTGGCTCGCCAGTATCTGTTCTTGGAAAGCTAATGCCGTGCGCTGGAACTTGATTTCCTGATATCCCCCATCTTCTAACTTCACGCAAATGCTCGGCAAGTTTTGATCAAATAATACCTCATGGCTCATCGGGTCAAGTTCTTTCAGAAACTTTTCCTGCGAAACGATATTCTTTTTTACATTCGGAAGCCTTGCCGTGCGTGTATCGGTAATAGCTGCGGACTGACCGTCGGAATAGTCGTTTGTAGAGCAAGTGTCACTTCCTCTGAAAAACGGTTTCTTCTGCAACAAGGCATTTACGTTCCGCAATAGATATGTTTTTTTCTCTTCCCGTGTCATTTTTCCGCATCAATTAGGTTGTAATACTTCATGCAGGCTTCCTTGCTCGGCATTGCAGAACACTCTCTCGAAGTCCATTTGCAGATAATGTCGTGCTTCTGCGGAACAACGATTATTCGCTTCTGCCCCTCTTCCTCTTCAATATTGAATTTATCGTTCAGCTTCACGCGTGCATCCAACACGACCTTACTTGCTTTGATAAAAGTGTCTGAATCTCCACTTGCTTTCGCATCGTCAGCAATCTGTTTCATCTCCGATATTTCTTTCAGCAACGCTTCTCGGTTCTCATCTTTAGATATGGTAGTGATAGCACCGATGCCGAAAGGTTTCAGTTTCTCGGCAAGCGTGGATAACACCTTGTTTGAAGGCTTTTCATCTTCTTGGTAAGCAACCTTTGCAGCAAGGTCCTTATCCACAAAAGAATCGCACATCACCAAATAGGCAACGTCTCTTAATCTTGCTTCAATTCCTTCTGTTTTAAGGGAATTGATAATATCCTTTATGTCGTTATAGCTTATCATATCCTAATACCATAAATGTTCATCGTAAATACTTCCTTCTGTCTGTGTATGGCTCGCTTGTTTGGTTTCTTCCTCGTGATTGTAATACCCTGCTTGAATTTCATTCCCGTATTCAATGTTAGCACACGGAAGCATTCTCATAGCGCATGGGTCTAACAAGTCCATCGACCTGCCTTTCCCTAACATCTGATTCATTTTCTTCTTGTTCCAAAGCCGCTTCTTCCCACTCTGCATATCGTCAAATCGCACAACGGAACATTCTTCCATAAACTCGTTCTCAACCGTCACTTTGTATTTCAAGTTTTGATGGGTGTAAGTCTGAACGGCAAGTTTATCGTCAAATGTCAAGTTGCCTTCCTCTATCATCTTGCATAATCTGATATAGCACATATCCTTGACTGTCATTGCGGTAAGTTGGTAAAGCCCGAAAGGTTTATTTAGCGAAATATAAGGTACTGCATCGGGAATGTAATCATTGAAGTACCTTCCGGCAGTCGCGTCAAAAATGATATGGCTTTCGGCTGTTCCATGCTCAAATGCAAATGTCTTCACTGCCATAGCGTTTTCTCTCGGAGTGGACTTGCTAAGAATGAGAATGTCGTATGCGTGAAATCCATCCCATGCCAGAGCCACGAGATTATCCGTACCGTAATCCGCCAAATCCACGGTAATCCATTTGTCACCGTTTACGGCAGGGTTGTTGTTGAACACGCCTTGTGCGGAAATGGAAGGGATAGGTATCTTTTCGTCTTCTTCAGGGTCAACATTGAAGTTGCCCTCAATGATAGCTTGTGCCATTTTACCGCCCGAAGCTGCAACAGAGCCTATGTAATTAGGATTATTTTCAAGCATAGCCCTATTTTCGGATAGCTTACCTTGATAGAATACGAATGACTTAATCATATTCGTATAGTCAAAATCACCTCCAATACGGGCAAGTTTCCTATCAATATCTATCTTACACTTAGCATAAACTTCTTCTTTGGAATCACCCCAAACCACATCATCAACGGTAGAGCCGTTTACATAGAAATATCTTACTTTCCCGTTTCTATCTGGCATAATAAAACCATCAACGCCAATATACCAATCCAAGAATTTTCTCGTCCAATGGCTTCGTTTCGGATTAAGTGTAGCGAAGAACTTTCCCGTAAATGTCTTTGACCGTCCACGATTACGGGTCTGGACATAGCTGAACGCTTCCCAAGACATTTCGGTAATTTCGTCAATACATATAGCATCAATCTGTTTACCTTTCCATTGCTCACGCATTTTGTCAAGATTAGTATCATCTATATAGGTCAAGTCGCAATACGCACCACTTGGGAATGATATGCGAGGGCTATCGGCAGTCTTTACAGAACAATAGTCACCGAATATAGCCTTGAATGTATCTACGAATGAACCTCCCGTCTTTTGCGACTGCAAAGACCTACGTGTAATAACCGCACGGAAATCCCCATCTGCCATTAACGGTTCTGCGAGAGCGAGAACAAGAGCAAAAGATTTTCCACCGCCAAGATTTCCACCACCAAACACTACGTCCACACATGATGATGCAAACTGCATTTGGAATCCTTCTTGCGGCTTGATTACGACTTCCCTATGTACTTCTTGCTCTTTCATCAAAAGCAAAAATAGCTCTTAATAACAAGGTAATATATACTTAAACCAATGTCTATTTATCATAGTGATAAATACAGTGATTTTTTTATAGTTATACCTTTTTATTAAAGCATTACTTTCGCATATAATCATTATAAAACATATCGTGTATGAAGTTTACGAAAGAACAGTTTTCAGAAGCACTGAAAGCAAAACTCACCAACAACGGCAAGAAAAACTTGGCTATGAGTGAGAGAAGTTTCAATGAGGAAGTAGAAGACATCTACGCCGATTTGGAAGAGAGTGGTAACAACGAAGAATTGGAGTTGGCAGATGCCGTAGGCAAAAAGATTAAACGCTTGGAACGTATCGACAACAATGTACGCAACGACAATTCAAAGTTTGTAAAGGAGTGGGAAAAGAATCATCCCCAAAAGAATGACGGAGACGGTAACGGAGATGGCTATGGCGATGGTGGAAACAAGTCTGAATTGCAGAAGATGCAGGAACAGATTAATTCCTTGCTCAAACGTGAGGAAGAGAACAACAAGGCTAAAGCAGTCTCCGAAAAACGCAGCCAGCTAAAATCAGCGTTGAAAGGGAAAGACGTGAAAAATGAAGACTGGATTAACGACCAGCTTGAACTGATTCACATTGATTCTGAAACTGACGTTGACGCTCTTACAGAAAGACTGGTCAAGAGCTACAATAAGTTTAATGCTAACACTCCACCTTACATCACTCCGGGCGGCACGGGAGGCGGTAAGGAAAAGACCGATGACTTTGCCGATGTGGTTGCTGTCGTAAGGAAGCAGTCGCACAGAGAAGAAAAATAATAATCATTTAAACCAAAAAGAAAATGTCAGATTTCTATCAGCAAATCCTATTGAACAGTGGCTACCTTCCCGGTAGAACATTGGTTCAGGCTCGCGGAAGCATTGGTGGTCATCGCTATGTCTTCGTGAAGCTACAGATGAGCGGGAAAGACGCACTTGTATTTCCTACCAGTGGTGGAATTGTTAAAAACCCATTCAAAGGTAATGCAAGAGCTTTTGCTGGAACGCTCGCTGAATATATTCCCAGTAATGGTTCTAATGGAAGCGAAATACGCATCTTAAAATCGTATGCAGTTGCAAAAGCTACATCAGAATCATCTGATACGGCTATTTACTTGAAAAGAGACGGGTATTCCCTCATTCCGTTTGTAGGGGACGTTCTCATGGTTGCTCCTACCACATTGGTAGGGGAAGGAACAGCAGTAACAGTCACAGCCGTTGAAAAAACGACTGACGGAAAGGCTGGCGATGTTTGGAAAGTTACATTGAGCGCAACCCTCGGAGCATTAACAACTTCATCTGTTCTTGTTGAAGCGAAAGAAGCAGGTTCTAGTAAAGAAGCTATGGTCACTAATCCTAACTCATACCTTCCCTGCGACTTTGATTTTGTTTTTGACCCGGCTGCATCCGAAGATGATTTCGATGGTGCAAGATACCTTATCACTCCTGCATTGGCATTAGGAGATGTATTCCTCTACGAAGACCGTATGCAACCTCTTTCGGCTGCATTAAAAGCTTTGAACAAGAGCAAGGTTAAGGGTTGGTTTAACATTTAAAATTGACGAAACTATGCCTAAATTTGATTTTAATAGCAGCAGATATGCAAGATTCTTTTCAGACAAGACCAATCAACGTTTCTTGCAATCCTTTGTCAATACAGAAGGTCTGCTATACACTAATTATGGTTGGTACAAGACTCAAGGTGTAAAAGCTGGTGCTCCCACACCTACCGCTCCTAATGGCATCGCTACTTTTTCTGTGAAAGGACGTGACTTGAAAGCCGCTCCTTTGATGGATTTGCGTGCACCTCTTGGTGACAGTAATCAAATGGATAAGGACGGTCTGCACTGGTACACCGCATCCATCCCTGATTTTATCGCTCCCGGTTTCGTTGAAACAGCTATGGAACGTGAAGCAAAAGAACAACAGTTTGAGTTGTTTGGAAACGATGCCGATTTGGTAGCCGCTTGGGTACATACATTACAGTCCCAACTTGATAGTGCGGACGCAACCATGAACTTCATGACTGCACAGTTAATGTCTAAAGGTCATATTGACTATCGAAATATCGCACGTGGCGTTCAAGCTCCGTTGCATAAGGCTGATATACCAACAGAGAACTTTACTAAAGCTGGCACAGTAGTTTGGACAGACGAAAAATGTAAGATTCTCAGTCAAATGGCGGAAAAGGAGAAAAAATATCGTGAAGAATGGGGGTATGAAGGTGCAATGGTATGGCAGGTTACACGCAAGATGTTTTACGAAGTAATGCTGCAAAATGCCGAAGTTAAGGAATTGATTGAAAGTTTCAAGAAAAATCCTTTAGCTTACATCGCAACAACCGCTACTGCACCTACTACACGAGAGTTGTTCTTAGCTGCTTTCCGTGATTATCCCGGTGTATCTCCAATTGAAATTGTTGAAGAACGTGAGCGTAATCTTACCAATACCGGAGACACATTCGTACAAGGTTGGGACGATAAGATTGCTGTTCTCCGCCCTGCCGGATATGCTTGTGAGTTTGAATACACCAATAACCTAGACAAACAGATGTTTGATAAGTATGGTTCAAGCGTAATAACCAAGATTTTTGCTCAGGCTAACGATGGTCTCTGCACGATTGTGAATACAACAACAAACAACGGGCTGTATAAGGAATGGCATACTGATGTAATGATGTCAGCTTGTCCTGCACTGAAAACATTCCGTAATCACGTAATTGTAGACACAAGTCAGGCAGACGATTAAATGTACAATACATTGCGTAGTAGTTATGGAAAAATCATTTGACCCGATAGCATACCTCAATGGGCTTACGAGATTTGTCTTTGAAGATGATGCGCTTGAAAATATCGCATACGAAAACGGTTTGATGTTTATTTCAGACCGTTCTGAAATAGATGAATGCACTAAAGACCATTGCCTTATCGCACTGTACGAGCTTGTCATTAACGGTCCGTGGTCTGTGGCTTCATCATCACTCCAACATGGCAGTTACAGACAGGACATAGGTAGTGAAACGGTAACGGCTGCCATAATCCAAAACTTGAAAGACCGTCTGAAAGCACTGTACAAAAAGTATGGTGAAGAAGAAGCGTTGAAAAGCATGGATTCGGGTAGTATGAGTTGGGTCAATGAAAATTCATTAGATGTATAGTTTATGCGTCTCAAAAGGAAAGCAATAGCAGAATACCCGTTTCATGGTACATTCTATACCGTGATAACAAACAAGCCGGAAGACGGAAACCTTCTCGGTGACGGTGACTTGCTCGGGGATGAAAAGACGGATAGTTCTCCCGAAGTCCCCACTACGGGAGAGACCATCCTTCTTGAAACTGAATGTGACATACAGCAGGCTGCAAAGCTGATTAATTCTGGTACTATCATGGCTGATTACAAGGTGTTCTTCCCTTGCGAAATAGGTGCTCAACTTCCGATAAGGTTCAACACCAACTTCAAATGCGAGGATTATGCTATACCTATTAACGGTCGTGTCGTGGGACTTGAATACAGCCAGTTGGGAGGTTGCCACGTTGACATTAAGATGAGCGAGGTGTAGGCTATGGCGAAGAAAGACCGCATATCAGAACTTGTCAGATTACTTTCCGGTGAAGGACAGAAAATTGTGGATAGCCAGTTGCAGAACAAAGGATATACGCACCGTTCTCACAACCTGCATGACAGTTACGGATGGGGAGTATATGTAAACCGAAAGTTGGTTGCAAGCGGTTTCCCGGCTATTCAAGCTACGAAAGGTAAGAAATGGTATGGTGAAACGATTAAAGGTCGTGAAGCGATTACAGATTTTCTGCGAAACAAGTATAAACCGCATGACGGTATAGACTTGGTAGTAGCTGTGGCAATGCCATACGGTGAAATAGTCGAAGACAAGTACAAGTATGAGGTGATAGCAACGGCAAGGGATGACGTTAAAAGACTTGCTTCAAAGTTTAAGAACGCAAATTTTGGGATAATAAGTCACGGTAGTTATTGATTATGGATAGTAAATATAAGACAACATCGAAAGTGGAGAACTTCTTTTCCATGCTGCTGACAAAAGCGGCTATATCCGATAACCTGTTTGTCGGGAATATGCCTGCTACCGTTGACAGCAGTTGGAAAGAAATGGTGCTTGTTGACGTTCTTTCCATGAGAGATTACGGAGCTTATGCCAAAGGTTCTGCCAACGTGTTCTTGTACGCAAAATCAGTTGACAGTCACGGCACGAAACCCGTGAAGGAGCTGTACAAAATGGAACTTGCGCTTGACAAGGCTATTGAATCATGCAAAGACCCCCATTATGTGATTGATGTAAATTTCCGTGATGCAGATTATGACCAAAATAGGAACTACTACTACAACGTGATAAATATAGAAGTGACAATAAGGTAAACAGATTATTAACAGGATAACATTTTTTAATTATGGCAGTAAACAATACTGGCGCAACAGCCAAAAAATTCATCAAGCCTTCTTACATCGTGGCAACTCTGTTCACTGGCTCTGAACAAGACGATGTGCCAAAGGGCGACTCTTATATCCTTGAAGATGTAGTTGAGGATACCACTTCAATCGCTCAAGACGATAACGATGTAAACGACATCGAGTGCGAAACTTCCGACAGCCCCATTCTTTCCATCGTGAAGCTTGGCAAATACCAATTTACAGCTGAGGTTGCAGATACACAAAAAGCCCTATTGGTCGCTCTCATGGGATTTACGGCAGGAACTACTGTCTCTACCAAATACTTTGCTCCGGCTCAATATAAGAAATTGTATGCAAAGATTGACGTAGTGTTTGAGGAAGGGGAAACGATGACTGCATTTGTGGTTCCTAAAGTCCAACTTAACTCAAAACTAATGCTTGAATCTTTGAACTCTAATGTGGGTCGTATCAACCTTGCAGGAACAGCGTATGATGCAAATGTCTCCGATGGTGAAAAAACTATTAGAACACCATTTTATGTAGATTCAGCCTATATTTTACCAAAATAGAACTTGTTCATAATAGATAACTAGAGTATTTACAGGGCGGTAGGCTTATATGCCGCCGCCCTTCATGTTTATAATCATGGCAGTATATAGAGCAAAGAAAAAAGATACAGGACTAAAGACAAATGTTGTAACGGCTTGTACTCCTATATCTGATGAGTCAATGGAACGTTTGGCAAGGATAATGAATGACAGCCCAAGCATTGTAAAACTTCACGGTACAGAGTGGCGTATTAAAGGATTGAAGCCCGGTGTTCAATGGCTTATAGCCGAACAAGCGTGTCAGATTGTGAAGGGAGAGAAGTTAAGTATGGGAGATGTTATCAAAGAGTTCTCGGTAAATCTACCGGCAGTTGCACACGTGATAACGCTTGCACTTCTCAATGACAGGGACAGGATATTCTCTGATTATGAGAAAAAAGAACTATCAAATGACTACCACAAGGTCTTTGACCTTTTGATGTGGAGAGATTACGACATAAAGGACTGGGCATTATTGCTTGGTGAAATCCTTAACCTCATAAGCACGGATTTTTTTTTCGAGAGTACCAATGTGATTCAGACCGTGAGGGAAATGACCTTGACGAGGAAGACGAAGAAAACGGAACAAAACTGATAATATCCCGTACAGAGTGGGGGCAGATGATTGATTTTCTGCGCTCCAACACTTGGTGCTCTCGTGACGAATATTTATGGGGAATGACGGTTGGACAGGTCCGGTTAAGCTCGCTTGATTTTTCCCATGTAGAATACGGAAACAAGGACAAGAAAAAAAAGAAGGTCAGCAAAATAGGAAGTGTTGACGATTTGAAGAACTTGAATGATTTGGGTATGCCCATAATTAATAAAAAAGGATAACGATATGGCAAATAACGAAGCAGGAGCTTTCCTCAACATAACCCCTGATGTATTAAAGAAGTTGGATAGTTTCGATGAGAAGCTGGAGAAGATAGAGAAGCACGCCCATACAGCAGCAGATGCATTGAAAAACGGGTTTGGCAGTGTGGTAATGGATACGAGTAAATTGGAAAGTGTGATTACTTCGTTAACCAAAAAGATAGATGCTATAAAAGGTAATCCATTTGAAGGAGCAGGGAAAGGTGCGGAAGAGACTACAAGAAAGACTACTTCTCTGAACGAAAGCCTTTCACGTGCGGCAGATTTGCTAAACAGAATAGGAAGCAATAAAATCGGAGAAGGTTCATTTGCTAACTTTAATATATCCGGATTGAAGCAGGGATATTCGGATTTGAAAAAATACGTTGAGAACATGGACTTGTCAAAGCCGCAACAAAAGGCTGCGGTAGAAGCCATGCGCTACATGAAGATGGAGCTTGACGAGCAACGAAAGACGGACGAGCAACGTGCCCAATCTGCGGAAAAGGCTGCACAACGTAAGGCGGCAGCGGATAAACGTGCTGCAAAGGCGGCAGCGGATTTAGCAAATGCACAGCGGTCAACTCCACAAGGCGCATTAGATTATTCTAAAAATGCAAAGTCTCTGCAACAGAACGTACAAGCTATAGAGTACCTGAAAAAAGCTCGTTTGTCTTTGAACACTACCGATGCGAACTATAAGAGCATGCTTGAACAGATAAACCAAGCCATTGCAAAACACAACCAAGCATTGACGGAAGCAGGAGTCAAATCACAGCAGCTTGCCACACGCCATCGCAACCTGATGGATACAGCCGGGCAATTAAGCCGTCAGCTTGCTTTGTTGTTCTCCGTGTCACAGATTGAAGGGTATATCAGCAAGTTGGCAAAAGTGCGCGGTGAATTTGAATTGCAGCAGCGTTCGTTACAAGCAATCTTACAAAATAAATCACAGGCAGACCAAATTTTCAACAAGACTGTCCAACTTGCCGTAAAGTCGCCATTTCAAATTAAGGAATTGGTTACATTCACAAAACAGCTTGCAGCATACCGTATTGAGAGCGACAAGTTATATGATACGACAAAACGACTTGCCGATGTATCTGCTGGTTTAGGTGTGGATATGGGCAGACTTATCCTTGCTTATGGGCAGGTCAAAGCGGCAGCATATTTGCGTGGTACAGAAGTTCGTCAGTTTACGGAAGCAGGTATCAATATGTATGGGGAACTTCAAAAGTTGTTCAAAACAAGAGACCAAGCAGATTATACCACGGCACAGATTGTAGATATGATTTCCAAACGTAAGGTTACATTTGAGGATGTTGAACAAGTGTTTGAAAACTTGACTTCCAAAGAGGGTATTTTCTACAATATGCAAGAAATCCAAGCTGAAATTTTACAAGGTAAAATTTCCAACTTGAAGGACAGTATTGATGTGATGCTTAACTCCATCGGTAAAGCTAACGAAGATACACTAAAAGGTTCTATTGATTCAATTAAGGTATTGATTGATAATTGGGAAACAGTTGCTGAAGTGGCAAAGACGTTTGGTGTCGTAGTAGGATCATTGCTATTAGTACCTAAAATAAAAGCTATTACCAAAGAAGTAAGCTTATTATCTTTTGCTTTAACAAAAGCAGAAACTTCATTACGCTCTTTAGGGCTTGCTTTTAAATCATCTCTTCCATTAATGGCTCTTGGAGTAGCCTTACAACTTGTTAATGAGTTGTGGAACGTTCATTCCCAATATAACAAAATGTTGAGAGAAAGTAGCAACAAGTATTATACTGCTCAGTTAAGGGTAGGAGAAATAGACGAAATAGCTAAAAATAACACAAGGGACGCATTGTCCTCCCTTGTGAAAGAGATGAATAATGAAGGATTTGAAATACAGATAAAGCCCAATATATCAGAAAAAGAAGCAAAAGAGCAATTTGAAGAGTACAGAAAACAATATACAGACTTTTTAGAAGATATTAGAAAAATTGAAGCTAATTATGCAGAAAATAGGAAGAAGGGATGGCTGATAGGGGATGATGATATTGAAACTGATTTAGACGAGTATGAGAACTCTTTCAATGATTTTATAGCGAAAGGTAATAAAATACAAGCTGAACTATTAAGGCTTTCAGAAGAATCAACTTCCTTGGGTAAAGGAGCAAAAGAATACATACAAGAACTTGTAAAGGGGAAAAAAGAAGGAGAGGATTTAATCGACTACTACAAAAGGCTTGCGGACTATTTGGAGAAGTTACAGAACGGGGTCCTTTTTGCAGGTAAGAAAAGTTCTATCGCTAGCTCGTTCCTTGGAACAAGGAAAGATTGGGAGAAAGATAAAGAAAAAGCAGTTAAAGAAATACGTGAAATATTTGATTCTGTAAATGATGAGGTAATAAAAGGTAATAAGACAAGGGAACAATTTAAGATTTTAATCAATAAAGGAGAATTTTCCAAAGAATGGTCTGATATAAAGAAGCAACTTGCATACGATATATATAATTTGGGAGATATAAAAGTTCCTCTTAGACCAGGGGTAAATAAAGAAGAACCTGAATCAGACTCCAAACATAAACGTGACATATTAGCAGAGCGCATTTCTCTTATTAAAGAGCTTAATAAGGAATACGAGAAGCTGAGCAAGGTAATGGGCAGCGATAAGGCTGCTAAGACTGTTATGGAGCGTTATGCAGATTCTCTCAAAAACGTGAATATGCCAAAGAACATCATTGGAGATGCGTTTTTGCCAAACAAGCAGAATACAGCAAAAGCATTGCAGGAAATTTCAAAGATAATCACAGATTTTAGGAAGAAGCAAGGTGCTATAAATGATTCATATCAACTGCTGGATAGCGATGATGTAGAAAATATTAAGAAACAGCTCGACAAGACCAAAAAGAATATTGAAGCCATGTTCAACGGATTGGACTTGCACAAGAAACTGAAAGATGCAGGATTGTCCGAAGCGGAGGTGCAACAGTTGTTTCCCGGACTTGCAAAGACGTTGGATGATGTTCAGAGAAGCATTGATATTGAGTTTCAAACGAAGTATGCTGACACATACAAAGACCCGAATACTCAACAATACAAAGATTATCAAGATGCAATAAAGGAGATTGACCAACAGCGTATCAAAGAACAACAAGATACTGCCGAAAGACTTATTAAATCGTACAAGGCACAACTTTCTGAACAGCTACAGCTTGACGAGCAGTATTACAAAGACTTAGAAGAGATACGTGACAAATTCCAAAACACTCCGGACTTACAAAAAAGGCTAGAAGAAAATGCGACAAAGATGTACAATCAAAAGTCAGCTAATAATGCATGGAAGGAATTTACTTCATCGGACAGTTATCTTAACTTGTTTGACAATATAGAATACTATTCCACTGCCGCATTGCAAAGCATGAAAGATAAGCTTGTGAAAATGCGTGAGGAATTAAAAGACTTGTCACCTACAGAGTTGAAGCAAATAATGGAGCAAGAAAAAAAACTTGACAAACAGCTTAACCAAAGAGACCCGTGGAATAAGTTAATAAAATCTCTCAAGGAATATACAAAGCTTCGTAAAGAAAATGCAAAAAATGAGAAGGACGAGGCTAAAGCGAGAGATTTGCAAGCAAAATATGAGAAACAATTACGCACGCAAAGTAAAATAGTAGCAGAAAAGAAAGCAGCTTATGAATCCGCTACTGAAAATATAGATGCAGCACTTGAAGAATATGAAGTTGAAAAAAATAACTACGATTTATTAGTTGATAAAAAGAAGGAGCAAGACAAGATAATAGCCGGATATGATGCTGCTAACAGGGCTTTGTCGCAACAAGCTCAAAAATTACAAGGAATAATCCAATCTCTTGGTAAGATTGACCTTGGTGGAGGTATGGTCGAAAGTATATCGGGTATTACAAATTCGGTATCAGACTTTGCTCACATGTTGGAGGATAGTTTCGGTGTTGCAATAGGAGAAGACCTTTATGAAATTTTAGATGGTGTAGGTGCATTATTCGGTTCTCTTGAAAGTTTTGACATAACAAAGCCAATAAGTAGCTCTCTGAATGTACTCACCGGACTTGGCAAGACAATCGGTAGCATATTCGGCATTGGCAATAAGAACAAGAAGAAAGAACGTGAAATCCAACGGCAAATAAAGAATATAGAATCACTTGGTAGGGCATACGATGAGTTAAAGGAGAAGATGGAAGCCGCTTGGAGTGCAGATGATCTTCGTACACAAACCAAAGATACAATAGCCAATTTAGACCAACAGATTGAATCATATGAAAATATGATTAACTCAGAAGAGGCAAAGAAAGATTCTGATAGAGACCGTATTGATGAATGGAATGATGCTATAAATGAACTGAAAAAGACAAGACAAGAAATTTTAGACCAACAGAAATTAGAATTAGGAGGTATAGGTGGGGAGTCAGAATATAAGGATGCCGCCTCTTCATTTGTTCAAGCATGGATGGATGCTTTCAATGAAACAGAAGATGGACTAAAAGCCCTTAATGAAAACTTTGATAGTTTTATTGAAAATCTTATCGTCAAACAAGCTACAATGAGACTTGCGCAAGGGCGTTTGAAGGAACTGTTTGAGAAAATAGATGAATCTGTTACAGAGGGGAGCGTAGGAGGGATTAACCTCACTAAAGAAGAGCTTGCAAACATCCAGGCTCTTGGAGAAAGCGCATTGAAAGGATTAAATGAAGATTTGCTTGCGCTTATGGAAACATTAGGATACAAAGGCACAAGTGTAGGGCAGAAATCTGAATTGTCGGCACTTACTCAAAGTATACAAGGTGTATCAGAAACCACAGCAGAAGCTCTTGAAGCATTACTTAATTCTATTAGGTTCTTTGTCAATCAACAGACAACTGACATAGCCGCAATCAGAGTGCTATTAGAAGCCCGCTACAGCTTAGAATCCCAATCGGGCGAATCTAACCCCATGATTGTTGAGTTGAGGGCGCAGACGAGGTATTTGGAAATCCTTTCGGACAGGATAGACCGTGTGTTTGCACCAAGTCCAAATTCCAAGGGACCAGCCTTGCGCGTTGTAATGCAGTAGCTTCTGAACCAATCTATACAAAAGGGGCACTTCGCTTGCGATAAGTAGAGTGCCTTTTCATTTGAAACGTTGGTCAATCCTCAACGTGCTCTTATGCTAATATGTGGCAATTAGTCCATAATATACGGTTCAATCTTTCCTATCTTCCCAAACATTCTGTAAATCTCCATCAGCTAGTAAAGGTAATCGGAGTTTATCTCTGCGTTCGTCAGACCAATTTCCCTGATTACGTCTATTATCTTTTCCTGCCACTGGCTTGCGTTGTTCATTTCCAAAGTGTCACGCATGGCATTGTACAAAAGTGTACCCTTGTCTTCTGTTGATATTTTTTTTGTTTCCATTTTATATGAGTTTAATTAGTTATTGTTCTTTTTTTTAAGTATTCCATGTAATCTACATTGTATTCCCGTTTTTTCAAGTATTCAAATCGAATAACCCCATGATGCCTCTCTCCTGCAAAATACAGAGAACCTATACCTTCGTATCTCCCATTTCTTATTTCAGGAAGAAAGTTTTCTTCTATACTGTCCTTTCGCATTACCGTTGAATATCCATCAACATAATGCGCCCTTATTTCAACATCATAAAGTTTCGCAGGATAGAACGGTCTAATAATAATAGAAGCGATAAACAGCAAGCCTCCAATCAATGCGCATTTTCCAACAACTTCAAGATACCAATCTCTATCACTACCGTATTTCTCTCTTAATTCAAGACCGAGAATGATACCTATGATTGGAGATGCAATTACGATTGCTGCTGCTATGCCTAACAAAATATAACATATTACCATACTTTCTTACTTTTTAGACATACCTCTTGCTGTCTGCATAAATGTGGATAACGTAAGTAATTGGTTTATAAACTAATGGCTGACTTATATTATGCAGTAGGCTCTAATTCTCCCTTAATCTGCCTTATTGCTTTCTTCACGTCCCAGCCATTTTCATATAGAGCAATAATGAAACGCACACCTTTGGTAGTCCATACTGTATATACACTTGTTCCTGTCGAACCGTCTGAACGTGTGAAGGTCTGTGTGCGAGTGGAATGCATACCCCACGATGAATAAGGAGAGTGCAACAACCATTGACAAGATTGTTTATACAGAATACCGAGTTCTTTTAGTTTCTTGTTGAGTTTGGGTGCTTCCATGCCGATTTGTTTGGCAACTTGCGTGGTGGTCTGCGTGTTCACACTCTGTAAGTGGTTGTCGTAGTAGTTGACTTTCGGTGCAGCTTTTTTGATTTCCGTGTCTTGGAGTTCGATAGTTTCTCTCTGCTGCTCTGTCTCCGCTTCCAACTGCTTCATGCGCTCTTCTTTACGCTTGATTGTAGCCTGTGCAACAAGTAGTGCTTTCGCCATGATTTCTTCAGGAGATTCTTCTTCGGTAGTGGCAATGTAGCCGCCTGTCTTGCGGATGGACTTTAAAATCTCCTTTACGCCTTTCTTAAATTCTTTGGCAATTGGCTTGCGGGATTGCATGAGGACTTCGTATAAGCCATCTTCGGTTAAGAACCAAACTTGCTGATTTCCACCAAGGGTGTCAACAATGTTGGCAACCTTTTCTTCTTCATCTACTGATTGCAACATCATAGTAGTGTTATAACTACCATTACTTCGCTTTGCATAATCAATGCACTCTGCCACTTCTTTAGCAAGAAACAACGGATTTTCGGCAGTTCCGTAAACTGTAAATGAATGACCTAATAATTCAGCTTTCTTAATTACTTGTATATTTCCCATTTTATTCCTATATTGAAAAGTAAAGGGCAAATCCCGATGAAGCCTAATGTGGTTGTCTGCTCCAAAGGGAAATGCCCAGTAATATCTTTATTCACTCCAGCACATGACAACCACGAAATGAGCTGAACAACGTTATTTCTACGATGCAAAAATAATGGATGATTTCCACTTTACAATATCCTAAAAATGAGGTAAAAATGTCCTTGTATTTGCGTGCATTATCCTGCATGATTGTGCGTTAATGAGCATTAAAATACATCGAAAATAGATGATAATTTGTACTCATTCTTAACAAACCATGCGTATAAAGCATATCACATTAATTTTCTTGATACCATGCAATGATTATTCAAACATATATCATTGCTTTATAGGATATTAAAAAATAAGGTTGTAATTCCATCACTTTGCAAGTTTCACAAACGGATATAGGAACAAATGGAAAAGGTGGAGGATTAGCATTGCACAGAATGGAACAATCCCTTTTATGTGTCTGATACGCTTGAATATTCTCATCTATTTGAGAAGGATGCCGATTACCGCCTTTTGGTAAGCGGTAGGAGAAGTTAACTCTTCCATAACTATAAATTGAACAATAAAAAACTGCGCTACGTGTTGTTCAAGTTTATAGCAAACTCCGTGGGCATTTCTACTCCACGACACGGCGCAGTTATATCTTTATATTTTTAAAGACTACTTTATGTATAGGCACAAAAAATGCCGCTACGTTTGCGGCTTTGCACTGCTATAATTTAGACACTGCAAAAGCATAATTTTTGATATGGCAAAACTTTGCAGCGTGTTTTTGAGCATAAAGGATGTATTTACTCTATCTTTCTACCGTATTTACTACCAATACACATTAAGCTTGCCAAATTATAAGCACAATTATGTATAGATTTTTTGGAAAAATCAGGTTCTTTATTCAATTTATCAGCCAGTGTATAAATAAGCTCTTCTGATGATTCTAAAATACCTTTCTTATTATCCTCTATTCCCTGTAATGCTTCCATGTATCTTTCTTTTCCATCTTTTTTAGACTTAACATAGTAGTATCCATAATTAGACCTATCGTATCCTCCAAAGCTATTTTGACCTCTTGCATTAAATGAAAGTACACATAAGCTATCATTGTTGATAATCGTTTTCACATTATCAATCTTAACAGATTCTGGATTCTTTGCCATTTCAAGAATGGTTTCCTTCATTTGTTTTTTGGCTTTACTTTCAAGTCCGCTACTGCACGAAACCAAAGCCAATGACGCAATAATCAATAAAAATAATTTCATAATACCTTATTTTATTCGTTAATATATTACCAACCCATTTCATCCATTTGCCTTAGTTGCTCTTCCTGCTCCTTACTCCCTTGGAAGTGAACTTGTTTTCCTCCGTCCTTTGAGTTATATCCGCCACCTTCTAAATATCTTATCCTCGCCTTACGTTCCAACTCGGCAGCTTCTTTCATACCCATATCTCGGAGTTTCTTTTCTCTATTTACGCTATTCCAGTACTCTTTATCATCTTTATCCATTGTTCCACGACCACGGACATTATCCCCATCGCTATTAGAACTATTAGAATGGCTTCCTCCAAATAATGTTTTTTGAAATTCTCTTTTCAATGCAAGAGCCTTACCATTAAGAGCCATTGCGTATGGGTTTAGTGTGCATACCACCATATATGATAAACTGCGATTGTCAAGAATACAAGATAATAACAAAGAATCGTTCACGTAATAATGGTCTTCCCTATCTAAAATCGGATGTCCTATCATCTCTTTCATCTCTGATAAAGGGAAATTTTTATATTCAGAATAAAGTGTATCGAAACTTATCCCCAACCCATAATTATCCATAATATTCTTTGCTATATTCTTTTCACCTTTGCTTCTTAAATCACCAAATCCTCTTATTATACAGAGTTTACCTTCATAAAATTCCAAAGATAATTGACTTATACCATTCTTTTCTGCTATGAAAAATCTCCAGTCTTTTATATATGACTTATAATTATCGTTGTTTATTAGTTCAACAAATTCACTTAAAGTATCAACAACATCATATCCCATAGATTTGCATTGCAGAGCTACTTTATCATAATCATCACCCATAGTGAATCCATACACCCCCTTTATATTTGAGCTTTTGGCTTTCATTTCTTCTAATGAATCAAATCCTTTATGTGAATCACACGCCACAAAATCCAACGCAAATAAAGCTAATAATAAAATCTTTTTCATACGATATATTTTTTAGTTAAACGTCGCAAAATTACCACATAATCCACAATGGAGCAAAAAAAGAGGCATGTTAGAAAGCAAAGTGCCCATTAACGCTAACTCTAAAGGTCCGGATTTACGTGTAGTTATGCAATAAAAATGAAGCGGTAGGATGTTCTCTTACCGCTTCATACGTATGATAAATCTGTTATTATTTACTTCCGTGGTCGTATATATCACCGAATTTAGCTTCTATGAATATAGGGTATATCACACAGTCCATTATTAGACATACGAAAGGGCGGTTATCGCCACTATATCTGAAAACAGCAAGTTCTTTAATATCCTCTGTGATTATTGCAGGAAGGGATGTTGGCTTCAACTGTTTGATTGGTATCATTTCAAAACCATACTGGTGTTTCCCGGAAACGTTTATATCTTTCCAAGTAAGACAGCACAATTTTTGCATCCTCGTTACAAAATCCTTGAACACACTATTATCACATCCTTTTAAAGATGTTTTCATATCCAATTACTTAAAGCAGAAAAGAGGTTCTTTGCTTCTCGCATCAACCTCTTTTTCTTTTAAATTAGGCTTTACATCTTTATGCTTTAACTTAAACTTGCCACTCATTTATGCTTCAATTTGTGTTTTGAAAAACGCCATCATCTTATCACGGCTTATTACAGAGTTTATTTCCGTGGTTTTCCAAGGAGATTCTTCATGTGTCATTTTCATCAAGGCTACAGCAGAAAACTGGTTGTATTCCTCATAAACATTGTTGAAAAGTTCTTCTTCATCATCTGATAAAGATATACCTTCTTTTGAAGTCGATATAGAATTGGATTCAAACGATTTATATTCCTTATATACAGAAGGGACAACCGGTCCATATTGCCAGGCAACAATATCCTCATCAAACAATGGTGTTCCAAAATATGCCAAATGGAAACCTTGTTGGTAATACATCATCTTCTGCAATTTCAGATTTGATATAGTATCACCATGTTCCAAATCTGTTTTGGATATAATTTTATTTGCGATGTCTAATGCTTTGTATGCCATAATACTAATGAGTTATTTGTAAAAAAACAAAGGGTAAGCATACCTATTATTCAAGGACAAGCTGCAAATACAGCTTTAAGGTATGCGTAGCCATGAGCGTAATTATGATGCAAATATAGAGGCTAAAATTTGTATTGCAATGGATTTCTTATTTAATTTATACATGTTTAATAGCATACAACAAAAATCCCCGAACGCTACGAACGGGGATTACATTATCCTATTTTTAATGTTTTTACATTGATTGTCAGAAAAATCACGGTGGTTATACAAAAATAAGTGTTCTATTTTTCAGATTCATCTTGAAATTTCAATGGCTCGCAACTACCCAACCTCGCTAAATTGATACTCTTACATACCCATTCAAACAAATATGCAGACGGCTCGTCTCCGTGTTTCATTCCTATTGCGTTCTCTATTCCATCAACTACATGGCTCGCTTCATGGCAAACAAGCCCCATCCTCATATCAGTTTTATTGCGGAATATCACAAGTATGCCTACCATATTAGTGTCATTCCGTACAACTTCCGTTAATGTCAATCCGTCCCATTCTGAATTTGCCTCAAAACTTAATCTTTTGTCACTTCCGTTTTCGTGAAAATATCTATTAATGTAATCCTCATCAGAACCTATGTACACCCATAAATTTCGGGGGTATATTACAGGGTCAAACTCGTATAATAAGTTTTTCTTACTCATAGTTTCACCTCCACTTCTGCCACATACACCTTATATATTTCATGTCCCAACTCGTCATAAACCACTCTTCTCACAAAGCCGACATCCGAAACTTGAACTCCGGTTTCATTTTCAAACCCATTCAAAAGAACAGCTATCTTTTCGCCCAACTCCTGCTTCTTTTGCTTTATCTCTTCAACATTCATGTCAATTGTCAGTTTTCAAATATATATTCTTCAATTCGTCCTTTTTTAAAGATCCGTACTTTATTGCACGGTCTATACGCTTACGGGCATTACCATCCTTAGATTTTGCACTATTTTTAGAATTATCTTTAGATATAATCAGTTTAACCAACTCGTTCAAAGGGATAGGCTCTGCAACAGCTCTATCCCAAATAGAAGTGAAAAAATCTTTTGCAGGTTTTCCCATAAGTAATTTCTTTTCCGTTTCATCACCAACCTTTTCAAAATGAAGGTAAGGTTCCGAAATAATATTGAAATATGGCAGGAGCGACTTTTCATCCGGTTCACTCACCATGCGAGTTTTTAGTAGTTTTAGATAACGTCCTCCATTCCTTGTACGTCCTATGGCAAACACCCCGTCCGCAAAGTTGGAAAGAAGCTTGCTCCCTGCCATATTGGTTTTAGACAAGGGCTTCCATTCCTCAATCTTAGGCGTATGCGCTATTACCATGATACTGATTTTCAGCTCACGCTTCAATCTTGTAAGACCGTCCATAATAGCACCTGCGAACTCCGCTTCTGCTGTCTGCGTAGAAAGATAGGAAAGATTATCAAGTATCATAACCTTTGCACCTGTATCAATCAGCTTGTCTTTTATGCCGTCAATCACGTTCATGTTAAAATCTTCGCTGTCCACTTCTTCCGATATGGTGCATCGGATAAGCGACTTCGGGAAATCCGCATTGCAGTACCTTCTTGCAAGCTGCCTGTCCGATAACTCAAAGTCGAAGTACAAAACGGTTTGAGGACTTACCTCCACCTCCGTACATTCGCTTTCCCCTTTGGCTATCTCGTAGGCTATCTGCGTGGCAAGAATGGATTTACCTATTCCGCTATCGGCAAATAAGAATACAAGCTCGTTCTCCCACCAAAAATCGCCCCAAAGCCTATGAATAGGAGGCTTCTTCTTACCGCCCTCAATGACTGACTGCATATCGGAAGATCTGAACAATGGTATTTGTTCAACCATATCTCCATCATCGGGAATATCGCTACCTATTTGCTCAAACCGTTCTATGTCGGCTTGTATTTGCTCTTCTTCTATATAATTCATTGTTTTTTAAGCTCCGTTTTAGCGAATACTAAATTTTGTACTTCTTCTTCCCATATATCACCTTCGTTTCCTTCAAAGTCAAGGTAAACGGTATCATTCGGGTTTGCCCCATTGATGCTTGAAAATATTCCGACTATCTGCATGGGGATGGAAAGCCTTTCTCCCTGTGGGGAGCGGAATTTGATATGAACATAGTTGCCTATTTTTAAGTCTGTTGCTTTCATAATCTGATTTTTAAGCAAGGTGCGCCAGTATTAACCAACGCACCCGTTACTTTTTCTACACGTGGATATAGGCATGTTATTTAGCCCATTCGGACTTAGTTATACAATTCATTGACTTAAAACTTCCAGTCACCTTATTGTGACCGTATGAATACACATAGCAAATGCCTTCTCCGGTAATGTTAACAGTAGATTTTGCACCCACATACAGCTTGCAAACGTTCCCTTTCGGAACATGGAACTCAACCTTTGAAGCAAGCACCGTAGTAAGCGTGCAATCCTGCTCTATTTGCCCGTTAAAGTCCACATACAGGCACGAAGTATATCCATCCTTGCTCCGCTTCCATTTGCCATTAATATAGTCAGAAAACGTTCGTTCCATATACTGAATATCCATACCGAATCCAAAGCTATGAGCATCTGTCAACAGCTCCACACCGTTTGAATCCAAAGCTATATCCATTAACGCTTCCTTACTTGTAGCTACGTCCCATTTATTCTTATATCCAGTGCAAAGACCGAGCATCATGACATTACGTTTAAAAGAAAGTAAATCATTCATAAAATTGGGAATTTTTTTAGTTCAACTTCTATAAGCTCTTTTATCATCATTACGGCATTGTCCGAATCAGGAATGCTCTTATAAGTCTTTACGGACCGTATAATGTTCCTGCTGCTAATTTTTGAGTGTTTGGCAATATTACCGTATGAGATTCCGAACCTGTTATGCAATACGGCAAAAACTGCACCTCTCGCAATCCTCCCTGTAAGAATAATGTTTGTCCTTCCTTCATAGATAGTTGAAGGATATACAGGGTCCTGATTGCAGAATACTTTATTTACGCAATCACACACGATACGCTCAACTTTTCTTATAACGCCCGATTTTAAAGAATCCTTTTCTTCTGACATACTTTTCTAGTATTTTCTTTTGGTCTTCATTAAGTATTTCTCCGCATATATACATGTTTCCAATAACAGCCTTCTTAAAGTCTGTCACCTTATTACCTATGCTTAGTCCAAGTCCACAATCAATACCTTTATATACAGCAGGAATAAGCACATGAGTATTTATCTTTCCTTTTACGGGTATTGCATTAATTTCAAACTTGACTTGTCCATGTCTTATCCGTATGCCTCCAGTTTCCCAGTCAGGCAAGAATATACCCTTAGTAACTTCCCCGGTTTCCTTGTCCTTGAAAGATACCCACTTCGCACCCGGATGATTACCTATATTGATATAGATACGGTAAGTATTATCAGGATTATACCTGTCTTTCCTCGGTTTCAACACTTCCATCGAATACCTCCTTAGCCTCTTCTGCCATGATAACCTTCTGCTCAAATTCAGCATTCGCCTTCAAATCTTCTTCAGGTGGCGTAGTGTTCATTGCTTTATTCAAATCTTTCATCTGACCTTCCATCCACTTCATATAATTTTCGGCTTCTTTCTGCGCTTCATTAATATCTGTGAACACAGCCATAGGCTTGATAAGGTTCGCTTCGGTAAGCACCTTCATACCGTCCAAGAACTCCTTGTTGGTGGAAGTAGTTTTCCCGAACATTTCATTCTCTTTGTCTTTGATGGATTTCTTGAAGTCCACCATATACTTCAACCACGCATAGAGAGATGTTTCATGTGCCACACCGTCCAATCCCACAGCGTACGGGGTAGTGAACACCCGGAATCCTGTGTAGTTCTTAAAACAGGCATATCCTTTCGTGATTATAATCTCAAACGAGCCGAAGTTTTCTCTCTCCAACACATCACTTTCTTTGATGATGAACTCAAATCCTTGTTGTTTGTTTCCTTTTACCATAATATATCTATTATTGTTTTCTAATTCTTTAAATTACTACATTTTCTTATCGCTCATAATCTCACTTCCAATTCTTCACCAGTTAAGGCATAATAGATGTTTTGTAATTGATGTAGATGTTCTATCTTCCTAACAACCTTATTGGAACACATTACTCCATAAAAATCATTATGACAATTATGTAATATCCAAAAATCTTCTATTGCAAATAGTCGTTGTTCTTTTATGCAATACTCATAACATTCAATGTTAAAACCACACTTTAAAAGCAATTCTTCCGTAAGTGGAACAGGCTCTGCGTAATCCAAACTGCATTTAAAACCATTTTCCATCCGTATAGCATATCCGCCATTAAAAGTTTTGTATTCGTGTATTGAGTGGACAATATGTGTTTTGGATTCATATTTCACATACAATACATTACCTACCCTCAATTCTTTAACATCTATCATAGACTATCATAATTTGTGCTTACATACTTCCGTATTTGAATGAAGCAAAACAATCATTTTCATCATCAACGAAAAAACCAAGTTCATCAAGTGTTTTCTTGTCCTCATCAGGAACAACACTTGGGTCAATATCAACGTAAAGAATATCATGCTCACAAGAAGTTGGGTATTGCTTATTACCGTACTTCAAAAATATCAGCAACGCCTTAATTAAATCTTCCATATCTATTCTTCTTTTTTAGTTTTTCTACCTTTCTTCGGTCTGAACGCTGTCTTAGCGTCCTCGACCTCGATAACACACTCTCCTTCGTCCTCAATTGTCGCCAACGCCTCATTCTCCTTCAACACTTCCTCAACAACCGGATTAGCCGCTTCCTCCGCTTCTTCCACAACAGACTTCCCGAATCTAGGCTTCTCCTGGTTCATGTTCAGCTTCTGCATATCCATGGCGTACTGCAACTGGTACACCTTGAACTTCTCATCGTCCGAATCAATGATGTCGTCCGCTGCATCAGCATAGTGCATGGCGATAGTTCGTCTGTTTGCTTTCATAGCCATTCCCAACGCCTCTTCATCCACGTACATATACGGATGGATGGAGATAAGACCATCAATGGGAGAAAGCCGCCCGAATGTCTTCTTGTACTGGATAAGTCCGTCAGCCCTTTGTTCAACAATGGCATAGGCATTCATAAGGTTTTTCTTCTTGATAAGGGCGATAGCCAATATCCAAGTAAGCCCCAGTTCGGGATTGAACTTCTTGGGCAAATCCTTGCACTTCGCAAAGGATAATGCTTCCGATAAGGTTTCTGTTTCTAAAAACATAGCAATATAGAATTTAATTGTTATTCGTTAGGAAAAGTTTCGTCATATCCGAAGGAATGCCCATATACGTTCTTGAACGTAAATGTCACTTCCTTGTATTTCTGTCCGTAAAGAGTGTCGCTTTTAGGTTCTGTGGCTCCTGAAAGGTACATAAGGACCTTTCTCTTTCTCGCTGTATCACGGTAGGCAATCTTAGAACCGGTAATGAAAGTCATAAAGTCATGGTAAGACTTATCATCCTTGGTATCATCCTCCAAGAATATCAATGTCAGTTTTATAGTTGTCTGCTTGTGTGCCGGTGTGCTGGAAATATACACCTCCGCCTTGCTTGTCTCAGCAAAATCCTCTGCATACATATTTGTAGGCTCTCCATACGAATTAAGACCTGTACATTCTTTATACCTTAAACCTGGGAAATCTATTTCCAAGTCTTTCCAACTGGCACCAAGCTCGCCATAATGCATCATATAAAACTTGTATTCATTCATGTTGTTCTATTATAATACACGCAAATATAATAATTTAAATTTATATATTAAAGCTTTACTTTAATATTTATCACTGTGATATATTTAAATCCGCTTTAATATTGAGCTTTTAATCTTAAAAGTAAAAGAATACTTGAAATATACCTTGCATTGCATAGTACTACCTCATTGCATATTAGACATACCCTATATAAATAAAGGAAAAATGTCTAATCCAAAACCCATAAAAAAGAAAGTAACATAAAGAAAAAAGTGAGCGACAGCGAACACCGCTCTCCCTTTTATTATGAATATAATGAAAGGGGCTCATACACACACTGCATAGAGAAGCATCAACGTAAAACAATAACTCGTATAAGATAATAATATTATATTACAGCTTGTGCATCTTGATTTAGATAAAATATTCGAACAATCAGAAAGAGAGAAAAAATCAGAAAAAAATAAAAAAAATGAGAGAGAGGACGGATGTTTACGGTTGCACCGGTATAGGGGGGGGAGGGGTATAGCGTTCATAGTTGGGCTGCTGTGTATTGTATTGCAACGGTTTGCGACGCTCGTTTGCTTCGTTGCATATGGCTTTAATATGCGCGATATAGGCAAATAAAGGTAAACGCGCTACATTGTGAAGGTGAAAATATAACGCTTTTATATGGCGTTATATTGGCTTATAAACGTATGTTATGAAGCATGTATTTATTTATAATTACTTACAAAATATCATGTGTTTTATTTGATATTTTGATAAAAAAGTGTTATCTTCGCAATGTGAAAGGAAAGGTGATATATTCAAGTCCTATTCTTTCACAGGGGCAAACGTTAACGCCCCAAAGCGTGTTGTTAAATGCTGAGATAAAAAGAGAGTCTTAATATTACCAGTATTAAGACTCTCGTAAGTTGGAATACTTAAAGTAAGTACTCTCCAATCCGGAGGCAAAAATACTTCTTTACCTTCTCACTTGCAAATATTCTCCCATTTAATTTTCTTGGTTTACTGGTATTGCGATAACATTCAGCCATTGAGTGTATAGGCTGTATCTGATATTAGTAGGCTATTAATCACGCTGTAATGAATTGAAATATTAACATTAAACATTATAGCATTATGAAAGCAATGAGTTTTTATACCGCAAATGGTTGGGCTGGTTCAAATTATGACAGCAAGTTAAGCACAAAGGAAATCGCTGCAAAGGTTAGAGCCTATGCCAAGAAGAATTTCCCGGGCTTTAAGTTCTCTGTTCGCTCTGAATGGAGCATGTACGCGGGTTCTATGGCGATTGAATTAAAAGCCGGTCCTTGTGTCCCTTTCGCTGAAGGATCAAGAAGCGCGGAACGTGGTTATATGTCCACAATGAACATCGTAAAGGGATGGGAAGGTGAGTTAACGCCGGAAATATTTAAGGTTCTGGACGCTGTTACGACTTATGCAAGTTCTTTCCGTTACGATGATTCGGATGGTATGCAAGATTATTTTGATACTAATTTTTATTTAAGCATAAAAGTGAGTGATGAATATAAGGTTATAGAACCGAAGGCGAAGAAAAGCAGCGTTAAGCCTGAAAAGGTTGAGGAAGCCAAAGAAGTGGAAGCCGTGACGGTTGAAGGCCTGGGAATCGTGGACTATTCCGAAAAGGCTATCGCGGTGTTTGGCGATACAAAAGCGATCAAAGAGCGATTAAAGGAACTAGGCGGACGCTTTAACCCTTCTTTAAATTACAACGGAGAAAAGCGTGCCGGCTGGATATTCAGCAAGAAGCAAGCGGACAAGGTGAAAGAGTTGATAAATCCTACAGAATTGCCGGAAATTGTTTCAAATACCGATATTTCAAAAAAGAAACGCGGTAAAAGTTTACATGATATAATTGATCAGACACGACGTTTAAATGGCCATGCTGGTCGTAATTGGTATTGGACCTTTAAAAGAGAAAAACTAATAAATAAGATATATACGAACTATGTGGCTAACATTGTGAAATTAGGCGCATTTTCTGATCCTGAAAAGAAATTTACGAGGGAAGAATATGCCGGTATAACGCCTATAGAACAGAAAAGCGCTAACGACGTTCCAATAATTGAAAATGTCCACTTTACCGAAACGGACAACTTTAACGGCGTATGCTATTACAGCGTAGAAGGCGCTGGAATCATAACCAGCGCGAAAGTACGTGCAGACATACAGCCGGGCGATATATTCAACGTATACACAGCGGAGGAACGCAAGTATTGCGTAACCTATGACGGTGTAAGCGCGGAAAGCAGCTTAAAAAAAGATTTACCCGGTATAATTGAGTTTAACGACAAAATAGAATCGGGCACGCTTAGTTATTCATCATATTACACCCCGCTTGCTGAAGGTGTGGAATTTTACGAGAAAAAAGTAAAGGGAAAGCGTTACACCGTCAAGGATAAGCCGTTAACACTTGGATATTACGGCATATTAGACAATCTAGACAACTGTATAATAGAATGCTATCCGACTAAGAAAGAAGCCGAAAAAGAGGCGGAAATACTTAACGGGTTTACGGATGGTAACGGACGATTAAAGACGGTCATTTAATTAGCTGAATATGGTTTTGTTGGTTTTGTTATTCGGTGCTGTGATATTCATTTCCGGCACCGACAGGGATAAGCTACGCGAATTTATAAACAAAAGTGATGAATCAGATAAATTTTAAAATATGAAAGAATATAAGTTAACAGTAGAGTTTCACAATGGGGCGCGTTATTGCTATTACGGTAATACGAAGAAAGAAGCGTTAGCAGCGTTTAAAAAATCGTTTGGCAGCTTTAAAGGCTTTGTAAAAAAAGAGTGGACGATAGAACAAGATTAACCAATGTAGGAAGGCGGAGCAACACCGCCACTGGGAACAAACTAACTTAAAAACGAAAAAATATGAATATTATTACAAATAAGGCAAAAGCTCCTGTAAAGCTACGTTACAGGGTGAGCAATAACAGCGGATCAATAAATAAGGAGTTTGGCAAAAACCAACAGGCGGCTTATGATTTTGCAAACGAAATGAAAGAAACGGCAATCATACGCGGATATTTTGTTTTTAAATCCAGAGGGCAATGGCAAACGAATACGGTATTCATTGATCATGTGTTTAGATAACCAACTATCCCGGTGTGGAGGACAACAAGCGGAGCGACACCGCCACCGGGAACTATTTATTAACTTAAACAATAAAGAATATGAATTCATTAAAGAAGATTTCATTTGATTATTTCAACGGACAAATAATAACATCCGAAAAAGTGAACAATTACATACAGAAACTATGGCTTGATGGCAACGAGTTTAGCCAAATAGTGAAAAAAATAATCAATACTGAATTAATGATTAAGGCAGTAAAACAGTGCAAAGAATTTATTATATCTTGCATTGATATAGATATAGACAGCAAAGAAAATACAATGCAAATAATATACGGTTTTATCGATTATTTGCAATGCATATATGACAGATTAGAAAAACTATGTAAGCAATCAGGGCAAACGGCCGTACTTGAATGTGAAATTTGAATAGAAATATATTGCCACAATTAGCATAGATACATTGTTGGGTTTTTTTGCCAACATATCATCTTATGACACCCCGGCAGTAATACGGCTGCCGGGATTGTGGAAAAAGGATATTAAAAACGAATCAATAACAATTATAAAGATATGAACAGATTAAAAAACGCCATTGAGTCAGGGAAATTCGCATGGGAAAAGTATCTGAACGGCAAGACATGGAACGGCATAATGCTGCGTACACAACCATTATTTTGCTGTTACGGGCAAATAGGTTATCAAGTGTTTGTGTACGACCGTGAACGCCATGCAGCCACATTTACATACGATTGGGAGAGACAGCAAATCAAATTTTCTAATAACTAAAACAAGGAGGAATGGAGTATGTTTTTTATATGCGTTATCGTGTGGCTCGTAGTGGGTTACATGAAGGAAATGACAGGAAATAACGGTTTTTAAACCGAATTATCCGCCAAAGGTTGAAAGCCTTGCAAGTGGTGCAAGTTCCACGGGCGGAACTATTTACTAACTTAAAAACAAAAAGATTATGGAAAAGAATTATTTCATTCAGATTAACGAGAAAGGACGAACTATAATGCTTCAACCATGCAACGCATTCGAAGCTATAAGGTTGCTAAACTTCTACAGCGATGGGATAAACCTGCTTAAAGAAACACAAGAAGTTACAAGCGTAGAACTGTATAAGATTGGCGAATCATTGCCGAAACGAATTTTAATCTAAGGAGGGCTAATTTATGGGAAAGATATATGCTTATCACCGCTTTTCAACGGACGAACAAGACGCGCAAAGCCAGAGAAATATAATAGCAAAGTATGCCGAATCAAAAGGGCTGCAAATTGATGAGATTATTTCCGATGAAGGGATAAGCGGAAGCGTTTCATACAAAAAAAGAAACCTATCCGAATTGTTGTCAAAGACGAATAAAGGAGATACTATTATTGTGTCGGAAGTTTCACGCCTTACAAGAGGTGGAATTATCGAACTTAGCGATATGATAGCCGAATTTTTCGCCCCAAAGGGTTTGCGGTTAATTATATCAAATGTAAATCTTGATATTGATTGCTCGGACATGAATCCGCTTATAGAACTGCAATTATCCATGATGGCAACTTTTGCCAAGATAGAACGGCTTAATATAAAGAACCGTACTAAAGCTGCATTAGAAGCAAGAAAGAAAAAGATAGAGCAAGAAGGCGGCTTTTACTCTAAATCGGGCAACTGGTGTACCTCTTTGGGGGGCACAACAACCGGACAGGCGAAAGGCGGTAAGGTAAATGGCGAAAAAAGAAGAAAGGAAGCGATGAACGATGAAAAGAACAATATGATAGCCGCCATGTTGGAGGGGTGCAATACTCCGCAAGATATTGACAAGGTAGTTGAACGATTGAACGCAAGAGGCATTCGCACACATAGTGGCTTAGAATTTACCCGAAATCGCTTAACCGCGCTCAGAACGAAAATAAACAGGCGTGCGGAATACGCACAAAGCGTATTATCTGAATGAATGTTTAAAAACATGCCTACTTTATTAATGTAATATTTTGCATTGTCAAGATAAACATTTATATTTGCAGTATCAAAATAACACAATAGAACCGGCGGCAACGGATAAGCGGCATTAAGCAATGAGAACGTATTTTGCGAACTTTAAGGCCAATAACGGCACGAGTCTTATGGAACCGATTACAGGTACTAACAAATCGGTGTTAATAAAAGATATTAGGCATATTGCGGAGGCTAACCGCTTTGCCGGAAATGAATGTAGTTGGTCCGTGTTCATCAAAGAGGGTGACAACTATATAAGCATCGCCCGTGGAGGTATGTGGCCGGATGGTTCCAGATGGCGGGACAATACGCCTGAGATACTATAATTTGGTAACTATAAACAAAAATAGGGCAGCGAAAAAATCGCTACCCTAAATGTTGAATTGTGATTTAAGTCACAATGACATTTTTAATGTCGTTTCAATCCACGCCCGAAGGCGACTAATATCATTTCTGATATGCGGTGCAAAGATACGTGTTTTTGAATTAAGAAACAAGCAATTTTCAATGTTATAAAATATAAGATTATGAACTCATACAATATCTACGAAGAGAATCATTATGAAACTGTACTTTATCACGCAATTGCGCGTGACGAAGATCATGTAAGAGAACTGGCAGGAGAAGCGGGTATTAATCTTGAAGGGTTGACCATCGACTTGGAGCGTTCTAACGTTAAGGACCAGATGGGAAGGCCATACAGTGCAATGATTGAAGATGCAGTTGTAAGATGATGGATGAGAGAGAACGAATCGGTAAGCGTATTGCCGAGCTCAGAAAGCAAAAGGGATTGTCCCAAGCGAGATTGGCAGAGCTGGTCAGTATAAACCAGGGTCACATAGCACGAATAGAACTTGGTAAATATAGTACAGGTATAGATATCCTTGCAAAGATAGGGTATGCACTAGGTTGCAGGATTGATTTTATAGAAAACTAAAAAAATGAAAACATTAGAAGAACTCAGAGACTTTATCAACCGAGAAATAAACTTTGTGTCTTTGGATATAATTTTTAAAGTCGTTGATTTAGTCATAGCTGAAAACGGATGGACCGATGAACGTCCCAGTTCTCAATACGGTATATGCAATGATGGTGTGCGTATCCTTTTCTTTGATTTGGAAATGGTTGCTGTAATCAATGCCATTGACGACTCAGTTTAAAACAAACAGTTTCAGCAAGTAGGGCTGTATAACTCTTGCTGAAACTGTTCTTCCAATTCAGGTGTTAAAGTCTAATCTTACTTTCTAGCAAATCAAATCCTTTTTCCACTTCGGAATTAAGAACTTTCGCATAAACTTGTGTAGTGCGAATGTTTGTGTGTCCAAGCATTTTGGCAACAATTTCAATAGGCACACCATTGTTCAGGGCAAAAACGGCAAAAGTATGTCGCCCCATATGTGTGGTTATATTCTTATCAATACCTGCGTATTGAGCGACCACCTTTAATGAGACATTATATTTTTGATTGGATATGATAGGTAGCTTATAGTCATACTTCTTCAATATTTCGATTGCCGGAGTAAGAAGCACTATTTTATAATCCTCATTGGTCTTTTTTCTTCTGTCGGATACAATATATTTCCCATTCCTTTCCTCGACATCCTTTTCAAAATTGAATTTCTCAAAATCAGCATACGCAAGTCCAGTGTAGCATTGAAAAAGAAATAAATCACGTATCCGGTCTATTGATGGCATATTAATTTTACAAGTACGGATCATTTTTAGTTCTTCTTCTGTAAGATATTTCCGCTTCTCAAATCTTCCGCGTTCAAAATGCAAACCAACATAAGGGTCTTCATTCAATAAACCGAACTTCATTGCCTCATGCAAATAACGCTTTAAGCGTTTATGATAGTTATAGATTGTAGGTTGAGAAATCTCCTGTTGATGCAGGAATTCATCGTAAAGCGTTATATTCGCTTTTGTCAGGTCATCCATGTAATTTAGCTTTCCGAACTTTTCTAACGATTGTAGCAAAGTTCTATGCTGTTTTCGCGTGCTTTCCTCAATGTCTGTCCTATCCTCTATTCTTGTGCGAACAAAATCAATAAACGAATCCGAATGGTTGGATTTCTCCAAGAACGCGTTAAGTTTTTCAAAGTCGAATTGCTGGTCATTTCTAAACAAATCAAGAATAAAATCATTTAATTTGCTCATCATACCATCAAGCATCGCATTTAACTGGATTGAGTGTACGGAATTAACTACCTTCTTTTTTTCATTCCATTGGTCAGCGTATAGTTTCACTGATGTCCCAATCCATTTCCGTTTACCTTCTGATGTTACTTCAATCTGAACCAGACCTTTTTTGTTTCTTGTGGCGACATGCTTTCTGTCGAACACAAACCTCATTGTTGGATACTTCATACTTTTTGTTTTTTAATGTGAATCACTGGTTGTAATCGAACAGAATCACGAATTTTCATGTATACTGTTAAATAATGCATGTATTGGTTTAATAAATAAAAAAACAGTATTTATTCTATTTGGTATCATGTTTTTGGGTATCATTTGATACCTTTGATACTTTATCGGTATCAAAAATAATACGTTTGATGCATTACTGTGCATGATTGTGCACTAATAAACGTTAATAAAAACGAGTTGTAAATGCTTATATTCCAATATATTACATTGTAATTAGCTGATATACAATAAAAAAGGCGATTACCGAAGTAACCGCCTTTAGTGATTCCGCTGCGATTCGAACGCAGGACCCACGCCTTAGAAGGGCGTTGCTCTATCCAGCTGAGCTACGGAACCATCCTTGTTTGCGGGTGCAAAGATAATAGCTTTTATCAAAAGTTCCAAAAATCTTAGCAACTATTTTCGCTCATAACTTATTTTTTTCTATTTAGCATTCCAATAAAAGGAATAAAACAACAAACATGAAAGACGTAAACCATTATGCTTGAGTCTATTCCAATCCATTCTGTCAAATTAGTATATAGTAGCGAAGAGAAGAACTGAACAATAAAAAACAAAATAACAAAGTAATCGGCAAAGCGAATAAACAAGAAAGTCATTCCTCGAATTATATCTCTGTCATTACGCAAACGCCCGGAAGTATAGCCAAAAACTACTCCTGACAAACCTATTCCGAATGAAATAAGATAATATATGCCTTGCTGAAAAGGTGAATTTCCTAAGGAGCCGGTAATACTTCGCAATATTGTCCAAGGAGCAAAAGTAGTCATGATGATTGTCAACGAATAGATAAATAAAATACAAGCAGAAAACAGTAGGGCACGCTTTTCTTTTCGCGTTAACTGCTTTCCTCTTTTCAAAATCCTGCCAATGGCATTAACCATGCCGCTATAAGAAGCTATTCCAAGGCCAAAGAGTAAAATCATTATAATTCCCAAAGCGGGAGTCTTAACATAATTACTTGTAATATGTCTAAGCTCCCAGCGGATACCTTCCGGACTAAGCAGACTTTGCACTGTGCCAAGCCCGTAAATACTGCCTATCCATGAGACTAATGCCACTATTACTGTCAATAAAAAGAAGAATGTAGCTACATGGGGAAAATAGTAATTATTCTTCATCCGGCTCTAAATTATCAATATCAATAATACGCAACTCTAAAGCGCGCGTTACAAGACGACATGCATTGACACCGCTTCGCTCATTAATAGTAAACAAGCGATTAATAAGATCGTTTTGCCGCTTTTCTATTGATTTTACACCGAAAGGCATACCTTTTAGATTTGTAATCATTTCTTTGGTATACCCTAGTGCCAAATGTCGAAGAAGACGTTCGTCATATTCATCAATATCATAATTGATGATAGCTTCCTGCCGGCGTTGTTCTTGCGCGACAGATTGTTTGAAACGTTCTATTATTTTTTCGAGTATGGGATAATTAAACACAAGTTTCTTACCATCCATTACGGCTTGCACATCGGTCGCCGTCAGAAGCTCGCCTGTTTTGAGAATAATACCATCTGCACCGGCATTCAAAACATCTACCCAAAGCTTTTCATTCAACACCTCACCTGTGAATATAAGTACTTTTATTTCAGGGTGATTCTTCCGTAAAGAAGAACATATATCTACACCTATGGTAGTGGAACCACCCAATCCTAAATCGAGTAATACCATGTCAGGAGTATGTACTTTAAGAAGTTCCCAAAATTCATTTTCAGTCATAGCTGTACCAATCACCTCGGCATTAGGAATTTCATGTCTGAAAATCTCTTCAGTACCTTTTAATTCTAACTTAACGTCTTCAACAATTATAACTTTAAATTTCTTGCTTTCCAT